CCTTCAGTTTCCATCATGGGTAGCCTATCTTCTAGGAACTGTATATCGGTTTTTGGCATTTATTTTAAATTAAAAATTCCTCTATGTTCATCACCATCTAATTCTTTTAATAAATCAGATATAACTCCTGTCAACATACCACCAATACTATTATTCCATACATACGAACTTAGGTTCATAAATGGATTTTTTAAATAATCAGGTGTTTGTGCCTCTTCTTGTACAGGATAATTCCCATATTGTTTTAATAAATCAATTAAATCGGTTTGTGACATAACTTATTGAACTCTACTATTAATCTTCTCTTTACTTCCTGCTGCTCTGGCATTAGCAAGGTTTAATATAGTTTCAGACTTCAAATGTTCTACTTCTGGAATATTTCTTGCTGTTTCAGATCGTTTATTTTCAATTTCTGCAATAGTTTTCTGAATAGAAATTGAATCTTTTTGAAGTTTAAGTATTTTTTCCTGTATATCAATTTCATTTGGTTGTCCTTGCATAGCTTCTGCTTGCCATTTGATTGCTTTTGCCTCTTCTTCTTTAGCTTCTGCAAGAGTTTTTTGAATAGTAGCCTGTTGCATTTGCAGTTGCATTTCTTGTTGCTGTTGTTCCATTTGCATTTGCTCTACATTTGGTTGATTTCCTTCCATTAAAGCATTAACAATTTGATCTCTATTGTGAATAGAGGAATTCTGGAACATTGCCAGTAAAATAACATTGAAAGCAGGTGAATCTTTAGGTATGGCTTGTAACATACTGACCATTTGTTGTCCTTCCAACTCTTTAGCCATAATACCCATTGTTGAATATGGAATAAACTTATAATCACTTACAGGATAACGATCTATATCAAATTGTATCTTACGCCACATACATTTATTGATTAAAGGAATAAGAAATGTATTCTGGAAATTCATTAAAGTACGCTTTTGCCTTTTAATAGCAGCACTCTGCATCATACTCATGCCACTAGCAGTATCATTAGCTCCTCCTCCCCCTGTATCAGCAGAACCAGTTCCCATTTGTATCATATTTTGGAGAGATGCGACCTGGTTGAATGTTGAAGGATCTGTTGTACCCATGTCTAAAGGCATGATTGCCTCTCTTGGAGAACCATTGGTCAAGACAGTTTTACCAGCTCGCACCTCGAACTTTACGCCTCTTGGCAATCTTGTGGCATCTGCTGCCATCATAGGTGTGGTTGTGAGTGCCAAAGAGTCAATTCTTGCCCTCATTTCAGCATCTAGTGCCTTTTGAGGGTTATATCCCTTCTCACATACACCTCTACCCCAGAATTTATTGGGTACGATGTCGTGTTGATAGGAAATAAAGGGTCTATCTTTCATCATAAAGGCATTTTCCTCAACTCTGAGGATATATTCATCATTACAGATGGTAACAACCGCCTCTACAAGCTCGTCTTTCTTGGTATACTCGAAATCATCCTTGTCAGCACCCTTTTTAAGGAATCTTTTAGGTACTTTACCCCAATATTCGCATATTTTGACCGAATCGGACTCATCTGCTTGTTTTATTTCGGGATCATAGCCGAATTTGATAGTATCATAGTCACCATCAAGGGGTACATCTCTGTAAATGCCAGATCGGATGCCCTCTACAACATGATAACGAGGTTTTATGACTTCGTGAGCAACTCCAAGAGCATCGTCTATTGAATTCGCAGATGGGTCAATCAAGAATTCTTTTGGAGAAATAGGTTCAACAAGCACATCTATTGCTGGATATTCTGATACTGTACGAGTAGTTGCCATTGTTCCATCAACATAATCTTCCGAGGGTGCTCTTTCTACTGTTTGTTTGACAACAATCTTGCCAATGCCCGTACCATAGATAGCACCATTGAGAAATACCTCTGCAATCGCATCCTTGACACCTGTTTTTTCTAAATCTTCTTGTAAAAGATTACGAATATACTCTGCTTCACTATTATCTTCATCAAGCATATCGTCTTTAATATCAAACCACTTACCTCTACCAAAGGTTGCTTCCTCTAGTTCGGCAACAGATGATTCAACTGCTTGTTGTAGAGCAGGAGCAATAATCCTGGATCTCTCCATTTGTCTGGTTTTATCTTCAGCAGCCCAAATACCACGCCATAGACGATAGTATTCATCCCATATTGGAATATAGTTTATATTCCTGTGGGTTCTCCAGCTTTCAAGTCTGTAAGTAAGCCAGCTTGCTAATGCTTGATAATTCGTTTCTGAATCCATACTATTTCATTTTTCCCATAAGTGCCGATTATAACACATTTTTTAATATTAATGTAATTTTCTATCTTCTGGTTCTATCACCACATCCCCATCCAATAGCATTTTACAAATAGTAAGATCTACTGAATCATCAAAATTTTCTATTCCTTTCCTATTTTCTTCTAAAAGATTTGATATAATTTGACAAGCAACTATATATCTTTGAGTGATATTTGTTATATCATTACTAAAATCAAGAAGTTGTTTGAGTTCGTCTTTTGTTAAACCATTAATATCCTGCAATTGCATCCATTGGCCTCCATTCATCATCTAATTCTATTGAGTGGGCGAAATCAGCCACGCTAACCTGGTCTATATAAGACAAAGCATCTAGCATATCATCATGTGCTAAACGATTTGGAAAGTCAATTAGTTGGTTAGTAAATTCTCTCCACTCTCTTTTGTCATTAAAGGTTATCTGACCATGTTCCATTCTTCCTTGCAATGCCCAAGTAATTCTATCGTTCTTTTTCTTGCCACCATGCCTACATTCGGTAATTGTAACCCATCTTCCTTGAGTTCTCATTTCATCTTCGAGATAAGGTAAGATTGCGTTCCTTAGAGAGCCAGTTTCAATCCCTACTGTAGCAGATTCTACTTTCACAGCAGATGAAAGAATTTTTTTAGCGGTTTCTTTGATATTCCACCTACCATGTAGTATATCCTTCACCCACCACTTATCACGATCTATCTTAACTATCGCAATCGCTGTTTCGTCTAACCTGGATCTTTTTAAATTCCGTTCTTTCTCTATCGCCTCATAACCAGCAGGATCAACAGCAATCACATAATGCCCCTCTTCTGGTTCTTTATCTACATGAAACCACTCTTGCTTGAAGATACCGCCAGTATTAGTTTCAAAAGAAGCCTCAAATTCCTGCCTAAAAGACATAGAGGACATTGATTTCTTGGATGCCTCTATTTCATCAGCAGGTAGAAAGGGATTATCTCTTGAAGTAAACTGGAAAGCCTCCCAATCATCATCCTCTAAAGCATCTTTATAGAGATCATAGAAGTGATTCTTTCCTGCTGGCGTTCCTATGAATAAAGAACCACCACGAACATCCGTCAAAGTTGGTCTTATGATCTGTTCCCACACCTGGGGTTTCATGTTCGCATACTCATCTAGTACACAATAAGCCAATCCTACACCACGCAGCGTTTCTGGTCGATCACTTCCCTTGAGATATATCTTCCTGCCGTTGATCAAAGTCAATACAGCAGTATTCTCATAGGCTTGTATAATCAAATCCTTACCTAAATCCTTCAACATCGCCCACATGATGTCTTTTGCCTGCTGAAAGGTGGGAGCAATATAGAATACATCCTTGCTATCAGACTGAATGGCTTGTATCAACAATAACCAAGCAGAAAGGTAGGACTTTCCAAACCTTCTTCCAGCAGCTACAATCTTGAATCTCTTCTTGGAGTTGAATATCTCCAGCTGTGCTGGATGCAAATCAATGTTTAACTCAGCCATTTACCTTCTTCTGTTCCTTTTTACGATCTTTTTCAACCCTCACTCTCCATATCCTACGATTTCTAACAGAATGTATAAGTTTATTAACTATAGGATGTGGTTTCTTATGGCTCATTCTTCGTCTTTTATTCCTAAATGATATTTAGCCATATCCATGACAGAGGAATAGCACCATTCACAGAAGGTAACAGGAGTTATTCCAAAATATCCTTGTACTCCACCACACTCTGGATCATATTCACCACCGCATATACAGCACTCATCGTCTAATTCAGCTTTTTTTTTATTTGCTGACATTAACTATTACCTCGTCATCGTCTTTTTCAACTGGTTCAACCAATTCAGCCTCTTCAAATTCACTCGCCTTTTGTTTTATAGACTCTATAGATGCCACATTGATAATAACTTGAGCATCACTTTTAGTACGATTAGAATCAACAGCCTTATGTACTGGTAATATCCTGTCCAGACACATCTTCAGGCAATGGACATCGCCCTCCATAGCCTTCTGAATCACTCTTTCCACTATTTCAGGACTTTTTTCAGACATCAACTCTCTTGCAAGAGCCGTAAACTTGTTTACAGAACCTTTAGGTCTACCTGCTGGATTTAACGATACCATTCCCTTTACGAAGGCAGGATTACCCTTTGATTTGCTCATGTCGGGTAGTATACCACATAAGTAATTGATATTTGGTTTTTTTTCAAATTTTGTTTTTTGTGCGTTGGAGGTAGCGTTTACGGTTGATATAGGCAATGAGCCTCCCTGGGGGGGTTTATAGATCTAAGATTGCCCATCTGACAAGGCCTATTCCAGAGCCATTCTCAAACCTGGGGGGTTGCTAACTAATGGGAGCCGAATCCCCAGGAGAATCAAAGGGTAATCCTGCCTT